ATGTCGATATCCTTTTCCACGAGATACTTACTGAAAGCCATGAGCATATCATTCTCAGTGTCGTAACTTTTGATGGTACAACCCTCTAGATTATCACCAGTTTGTTTAAAGCATAAACACGTTTTGTCGTATACTTCGGTGGACCCAAACTTAACCAATGATATGGCAATCTGAAAACATGCATCATCTTTGATAAGAGGGTTTGGAAACTTACCCGTGGAACTATGACACTCAATATCGAGTGACGCTACGACAAAGGGTGCGGCGTCAGTAACATCCAACGGTTTCAATTTTTTCCAATCTCTACAGAACAAGTCAATGTCGACTGTAGCGTGATACCCGGGTGTACACGAGTTCTCTGTATCCACCCAACCGGTTGATTGAATACCCGTTCGATGCATGAGTCGTAAAACTGGGTCTACATTTGATTCGTATACGTAGGTTATAGATTTTTCTTTATAATTTTGGTTATTCATCATCTTGTTTATGTAGTTACTCACTCTCCTTCGTTGTGCACAGTCATTACAGAAGACCTGTAAAAAGCGACGTTTTTCGTTGTTTTGAAAACCCCATACATCTTTAGCTTCAACTTCTTCGATGTCGTATACTTCTTCATGAAACTTTCTCTCGATGACACCCTTCAGAGCCTCTTGGCTAGAACCCACAGGAATTTTAATAAAAAAATACGGTTTGAATGTAGTCGTCACGCATACAGATTTTCCTTCAAGCGTTTTCCCGAACAACCTAATGTAATGATCGTTATTTTCATCTCGAGAATCCCAGGTCAACACCTGAAATTTCACCATCTACTTCGTAATCGCCCCAAATTTTTAATATCATATATTAGTAAAATGTCAGCTGCGTTGATTGATCTTGTATCCACTGGTGCTCAGGATGTTTACATCACTGGCGACCCTCAAGTTTCATTTTTTCGTCAAAATTATAAACGTCATACAAATTTTTCGATCAAACCCGAGCGAATGGATTTTGTTGGCACCTTCAGTGGTGGTAATGAAGTCGTGATCCCCGTCCAGTCCAAGGGTGATCTTTTAAGCTACGTGTGGATTGAGTCCCCAAACATTTCTAACGTTGGCGTCAACACTAACGCCTTTTTCGCCAACAACGATACTAGCACCACAGAGTTTTCGTTACACATTGGTGGACAGGAGGTGTGTAAGTTAGATTCTCTTTTCATTCAGGGTGTACACAACATCCTCTACAAAGACACCTCTTCCAAAGTTTCATGTGCCGTCACGACTGATACAGTCGCGGGTAACGCTAAGGCTGCGGTCGCTACTGAGCGTGGTTCCGATTATTTCGTAATTCCTTTCTTCTTTAGTGAAGATTGGACTAAATCCCTACCACTCACCGCATTACAGTATCATCAGGTGGAAATACGCATTAGATGTAGGAATGGTTTAGGTTCTATTTCACCTAAGATATACGGTACGTACGTGTACCTCGATTCCGATGAGCGTGATTTCCTCGTCAATACCGACCACGAGCTTCTCATAACACAGACCCAATATCAACCAACATCCCCCACTACAACCGATCTTGATCTTACCTATTTCAACCATCCTACAAAGGCTTTACATTTAGTGAGCTCTAACGCTGATGGTACACAATGGAGTGGTATACAAAATTTCAGTTCTGCTACACTCTACATCAACGGTACACCCTTATTCGAGAACACGACCAGCACTTTCCACCACAACGTTGTGCCAGAAATGCATACTACATCTTTACCATCGGGTGTACTTGACACGGCGCCCCTGTTTACGTGGCCGTTTTGTTTAAAAATGAATGCCTCGCAGCCTAGTGGAAGCCTTAACTTTAGCCGTATAGATAACGCTAAATTAGCTCTCGAGGGACCCACGGGTACATCTGGTGGTATAAATAGGGTTTATGCAGTGAACTATAACATCCTCAGGGTAAAAGATGGTATGGCAGGTATAGCATTTGGTAATTAATTTATTTATTTTTTTAAGGAGTTAAGTATTTCATTAGTCTTGTTATACATGTTTTCGTGATAACGTTTTGTAAATCCTTTCGTAAGACGTCCATTTTCGATGGTATCGGTCTTTATGTCTTCCCACAAAGACAAACGCGTTTCCAAAAATTCGATGAAATCGTTTGAGTTTGCATTAGACTTATACCTAACACGTTCGGTATTCATAGCTTTTTCAATAGCTTTAGCCTTGTTATCAGAAAATAACTTCTCCCGCTCTTCGTACGAACGACGTGTAGTTGTTACCTCTTTAGATTTTTTGGTACTCATATATTGAGTAACTACTATATTCTTTATACACAATTATGGAAAAGATGTGGCGAATTTTCTCGCTTCTTTATCAACGTATTCGTTATTAACATCTCCGTTATGAGCTTTTACCCATATCCATTGAACTTTGTCAAATTGTCGCTCTAAATCACATAACTGTATCCACAAGTCCTTATTTTTGACAGGAGTACCCGACGCGGTTTTCCAACCGTTCGTTTTCCAATTTTTTACCCAATGTTTCATACCATTTTTAACATAATTACTATCAGTATGTACGGATACTTCTTTTATTAGATGTTTTAAAGACTCACGTAAACCTTCTATGACAGCTTTCATTTCCATTATATTATTCGTAGTGAACGGATCTCCACCACTTATATCGAATAAATGTAAACATCTCGCAGCCCATCCACCTTTACCGGGGTTTCCCAAACAACTACCATCTGTGTAGAGTAGATGCATGTTATATATAAAAATTATATTTTTATATATAATTATAGGACAGTCGCGATCATGAATACAGTCCGCCCGCAGATGTTCCAAAAGAAATGTACAAAAATACCCAGACCAATAATTCGTGATTTAAAAAAGATACATGAATTGTCGTCTAAAAAGTCTTGGGAATATGCGGGCGCTGTAAAATGTAAAATAGGACCAACATCTGTAAAATTTGAAAAACCTTCCTTTGTTACCTCCAGAGACAGGAGACGAGTAAATTTAGAAGAAATAAACACTGTATGGCCTTCACTCGTAACGTATCACACACACCCACATATACTCGCAGTGCCATTAAAAAATAGTGTTAACAAAGACATATTCGCAACACTCCCGAGTAACGCAGATTTTGAAGTTTGTATTTTAGGATTTCCACAAATACAAACTAATATAATTTGTGATAGTCATGGATATTACATAATAGATATGATAGATGCCGCGGAAAGGAATAAATCACCGTTACCAGCTGGTGCGAAAAGAACCATGATCGATTTTAGACAGAGACCCGAAATACAAAATTGTGTTTTCAGTGAAAGTGGATTAGAGTATTATAAGACAACCTTAAAAGAATGGAAACGATTTATAAATAAAGAACTTAACGCTTATTTTAGAAAGGTGATGGGAATAACAATTCGATACTACAGTTACGATGATGAACCACCTTACATATGTTTCGATATAGATCAAATTATAAATACGAAATAAAGTGTCCGACCGGATTTCATTTTTAAAAATTGTGTGATTTCAATTTTTAAAAATGAAGAATTAATTAATTTTTAATAGCAAATACAAATTTGATTTGTATGCTTAGTTAGAGAAGGCAAGACCACCCATACCGGACTGGATGCGGAGAACGTTGTAGTTAACCGCGAACATGTTGAGGTTGGTAGCGGTATCGTTAGTGCCGGTGGTAACAATAGAAACCTGGGCGTTGTCTATACGAGAAAAATTGCACGTCCCGGTCGGTTGATGCTCCTCGGGCTTAAGGGCAAACGAGTAAGAGTAAATACCGGGCATAGGGGAGCCAGTGTGGTGCTGGTAGGGCTGGACCTGGTTGAAATACTTGCCGGACTGCTCCTTGAACCTGTCCTGACCGTTGAGAACAAGCTTCATGGTAGCGACAGTGCCGACGGTCTCCTCAGATAACTTCTCGGTGGAAAGACCGGGAGAGTAGAGAGGGGTACCGACCTGGGAAATGGGTACGTAGCAGTTAGACTCGGCAGCGGCAGCGGCAGGGTCGGACTCGAGAACGATCTCGGTGTCGGCAGCCTTATGCGTGAAGTTCCAAAGACCCTGCTGGTCGTCGTTCTCACTGAGAGCCCATACAAGCTCCTTGACGGGGTGATTGTAAGAAAGGCGGACCTGCTTGGAGCCACCAGCGGCGGTGACGGAATCAACACCGGTGTGCTGAACCTGCTCAATGAGGTACTCGTGACCCTTCTGGGCAAAACGCCTACGCTCCTCAGTGTCGAGGTAGATGTAATTGGCGTATACCTTGAAAGTAGAGTTATCAAGGTGAGTAGAGAACTGGTCAGTTAAATCGAAATCCAGCCTGACTTCATGATACTGCAGAGCAATTAGTGGGAGGGCAAGTCCAGGATTGCGGTTAAAGAAGAAAATAAGAGGAAGGAAAACCTGCTTATCGGCACCCGCGGTAGTCATCTTACCCCACGCAGCCTTCTTACCCTCATCGAGGTAAAGCTCGGAGTAAAGACGCCACCACTTCTGGTAGCATTTATCAATGCGCTGTCCACCCACGGATAATTCTACGTCCTTGATCGCGCGCTCAGCGATCCAGCAAGCATCGGCACCCGATCCACCGGTAGAGGTAGCGACGGTAGACGCGTGAGTCTTGAGTTCGACATACATGTCGCCTACAAGGTCACCGTTACGCGCGATGGTAACAGATACGCGACCGGAGTTGGCGGGCGTACCGTTAACGGTCTGCTCGATGTTCTCCATAGCGAAGTTAGTGTGACGGCGGTAAACCGCCTGGAAGAAAGTAACCTTAGGGTTACCAGTCAGATAAACGTCCTGTGCGCCGTAGGCGACTAATTGCATTAAACCGCCCGCCATTTTTGTGTGTGTTGTACTATACACCAAGAAAATAATTTCGGGTAAAGTGCGAAAAAATCGTACTGATTTTTCCTGAGCATAAATAAATGTCCGATACAGAATCCGAAACGCAATCTGAGGAGGTCCGCGAAGAAGAGCCTCTCATGTCTATTGATGATGAAAGTTCCGTCGAGGATCCCGAGGAAATTGAACTCGACGAATTCGACCAAGATGATTTTATCTCTACCGAATCACTCTTGGCATCGACCCTCATGACGGATGACGGTGATACCGTATGCACGGCCCTGGTAAGTATAGCAAAACAACTTGAGATTCAAAATAAAATTTTGGTAAAACTTTTAACAAATCTCCAAAAATAATCGGGCTTAGAAAAATGAAACCCTATAATATAAAATGTCAGAGGCCACTCATTTCTTGAGTGAGTCGGCTGACAGAGATGGGGCAAACGACGCCATGTGGACGAATCAGATACAAACATATGAACGTGAAGAAGTGACTAACTTCTTGAAGCAATTAGAAAGCATGTGGAAAATAAATGAGCGCGACAATGAATACTTATCCTTCAGGCTGGGATATGACAACTTCTTCAATCTCGACGAATTAAACGAAGACGGTATACCTAAATCTACTGACATAGAACGTATATCGGCAAAATACATGCGAATGAGAGATCGTTTATGCGAACTCTATCATCGTGCTGACAGTTTAAATATGTTATCCGAGGAAAATGAAGAAGATTTACAATTATCCGTACGCATCAATCGTCTGATAGATCAGGTCGATGATTCCTGGCAAATTGTATTCAGGGGGGCTCGCATTTACGACAGAGTAAATAATCCTACATACGTTCCTATTAATCCCGAATCTGATCCGTCTATATACAGAGTTTCAACTATCCAAAAGGTGGAGGAGCTTTCACAGTATCAACAGGCTATATTACAGTGTCTGAAACACTTATATGAACATAATATTAAGAGATATAAGGGTAACTGCTGTGAAGAGATCAAAACTTCCACTGGATGTTCTACACGTGCGTGGAAAACAACGAAAAGCGTCGCTGACTTCGTATATAGCGTGGGCAGGAAAGAGACGTGGTTTGAATTATGGAAGAATCTTACCTCGGGTGGCATTACACAGCGCCATGTCATTAATCACCTGACTAATGTTTTCGATATGCAATTCGAAGATGTGAATAAGGATCGACACGTGTGGTCGTTTAATAACGGTATTTTCATAGGATGTATCGATTTGGAACGAGATAAGTCTAAGCCACAGACTAAACCGGTTAAGTGTGCGTTCTATGACTATGAATCGCCTGAGTTTAAGAGTTTAGATCAGACTATCGTGAGTTGTAAGTATTTCGACCAGGAGTTCGTGAACTATGATCATATCGATAACTGGTACGATGTGCCCACACCACACTTTCAATCCATCCTGGACTATCAGAAGTTTGACGATGAAGTGTGTAAGTGGATATACGTTATGGGAGGAAGGTTGTGCTACGATGTAAATGAAATAGATCGCTGGCAAATTATCCCTTTCCTAAAAGGTGTGGCGCGTTCCGGTAAATCTACACTCATTACCAAAGTATTTCGTAAATTCTATTGTTCTGATGATGTGAGTACACTTTCAAACAACGTTGAAAGGAAGTTCGGTTTATCGGCAATCTGCAACGCGTTCATGTTTATAGCACCTGAGGTTAAGAATGACTTGGCACTCGAACAGGCTGAATTTCAATCTATTGTGAGTGGTGAAGATGTATCTATAGCCGTCAAACATGAAAAGGCGAAGTCTATGGTGTGGACCACACCTGGTATTCTCGGTGGAAACGAAGTTCCACAGTGGAAGGATAATTCAGGAAGTATTTTGCGTCGTATTCTCACAGTCAACTTTGGTAAACAGGTGAAGAATGCCGATACAAGACTCGATGATAAACTTGAACAAGAGCTTCCGGTCATCCTACAGAAGTGTGTTAGAGCCTATCTTGATTACAGTCAAAAGCATAAGGCTGTGGATATATGGAACGTCGTGCCCGAGTACTTCAAGAACGTACAAAAGCAAGTTGCCATTGTTGCGAGTACTCTCGAGAACTTCCTACAGTCGCCAAAGGTCTTCTTCGACGAAAAGGCGTATTGTCCCAAGTCTGTATTCGTTTCGAAGTTCAACGAGTACTGTAATCTTAATAACCTTGGTAAGCCGCGATTTACGTATGACTTCTACGCGGGTCCTTTCGGGCAGCGTGAAATTTCGGTCAAGCGAGATGAACTCAAGTATGATGACGGTGATGGTATGAAACATCTCGACGCACAAGAGTTTATCTTTGGTATCGATATCACGAAGGAAAAAACTGGTATACACTTGGGCAATGATCATTAAAAATATTTACATACATCAGAACAAACCATGGGCCTTTTCAATGAGTTTGAAAATACTAACAATAACAATAACAATAATAGATCAATTGAAAATAGAATAAATCAAAAGGAATATCTCAATAACAACGAAAAAAATTTATTAAAGACCAATCATAAACTGGGTAGAAACGCGTTAAAACGCGCTAACCTCATGGTCGAAGAAAAATTGAGAACTAAAAATTTATCAAAATTAGACGTCACACCTTTACAGTTGGGATTTTTTAACTCTTTAATTAACGGTGATTTCAACTCTCGCACGAAACGTATAGATTTGGTGCATATTTTTAACAAATCTCCACATGCACGAAGGCGTGTATTGGACGCAAATTTTGATATCGAGATTTCGAGTATAAAGTTGTATTACGGCCGCATGAAGGTGGGTGCTGAACACGCTTTAACTGGAAAGTTTGGAAATCTTAAAAACAATGTAAACTACACGTATGCTCAGATATCCGGTCGCATATTTTCAAACGGCACCGAACCACGTGGAATCACATTTAAGATTTACAATACCGGTAAAATACATTTTTCAGGTGGTATTCTCAATAACGACATTTCTCAACCGGCCAAAATACGTAAATACATAGTTGATAACTACACAAAAAAGGAACAATTTTTATATAATCCTATTAAGTACAACAACACGGTAGGAACCTTTAAGATAAATGGATCTATAAATTTATCCAAAGTTTCGTATGCATTAAGAAAATCTGGAAAAACAGAGTACGAACCAGAACTTCGTGCCGCGCTAAAGATGAAATATCTAGGATACTCTTTCCAACTGTTTACGTCGGGTAATATTCAGATACTAGGAATAAACTCTCTCAGTGACATGAACCTGGCTTATAATGCGGGAGTCGCTTTATCTCAAGAATTATACATCATGGGTTTTGTGTCTCCTAAAACAACAGCTCTTAAGCTACCCGCGGTTAAGAAGCGAAGTAAGGAAGCGGTCACTACGGACAAATCTCTATCTAATATAGGATATAACATACGCAATACCGTAAAAGAACCGAAAAAGACCTCCAAAAAATTCTCCAACGATCACAGAATCAAGGTGGGTAAGAAGGTGTGTAGTAGTTATCCAAAGCAGGAGTTGGTTGCGGTAGCTAAAAAGATTGGGGTGGTAGATATTAAATCTACTACGACGAGGGAGCAAATATGTCAAAAAATACGAGATCGCGTGTTTGGTAACTTTAAAGTAAAAAACAAACCGTGCCTCGCATACACGAAGGCGCAACTTGTCCCTATAGCTGTAGCGAAGGGTATTTCTGTATCCGACAATGACACCGTTGACGTTATTTGTAGAAAGTTAAACATCACTCCACCCAAGGCTCCGACAAAGAAAAATATTAAACAGAAAAAGAAGCAAAATAACAAGATTGTCAAAAATAAACAAACCCTAGAAAAGCGACGATTAACGAATAAAGCTATCAAAGAAGACCTCATTAAATTGTACGGTAAAAGATGGATGACAAAGTATAAAAACGTGATGCCATCTATCAACAATGATGTTGGTGAAATCAAAAAACTTATAAATTCGTTAAGTCTAAAGAAGAATAAATCCGGTATCCCATTAAAGATGCAAGTTAACGAATTAAAGAAAAATACTGTACAAACGTGGAAAATGAACCGAATGAGGAAATTGGATAATAAACTTAACGCGTTGAACAACAATTTCGCTAAGAATTTAGAAAAGGGTATGAATGTCGCTTCGCCCAAAAATAAGAACAATAACAAAAACAAGAAGACACGATTCCCCAAGGGTACGGTAGTTGAACAGCTTTAAAAGATAGAGCTTAGTATATATAAATGGATGATCCAAGAGAACTACTCTTAGATCATACCAAAACACACCGAAAAGGATTCCATGTGGACGAAGGTCCGTCTACATGGATACCAAATATAAAAGAAAATATATGCGAACTTATGATTAACGTTATTTGTGACTATATACGCGAAGAAAGAGATGAACGATCTTTGGGTATGGGACGTTTAGAAATGAAGTATATATGTACCGAAGATTTTGTTGAATCTGAAGATGCAGAAAAATGGATTAAAATGAATCCACAAACAGATGACACGGGGCTAATAATGTATATCTACGATAACGTTAGATATATGACGATGGGTATTCATAGACGTTCATTACTTTACTTAATTAACATGTTATACTTCTATTTATGAGTTTGTTGGGCTCCGCAACCTGTTTGAGATGTATGGTATGGTACGAAAAATCGTACGCTAAAAACATATCCTTTATCGTATCAGATAAAGTGAACGCCTCGTGTTCGTGGGATACACCCGTACACACGGATGTTTTTTCCAGTTTAAGCAAACGATCTTCTAACATTACGAAGTTTTTGATACTGTCGAGTGTTATCTTCGGATCTTTACTCATTATGTCAAACATACGCTTAGACTGCCCCCCAGACACATGAAAATACTGTGATTTATATCGCAACACACTCACCTCTTGGCTGTATGTGTTCCACGTAGTAAATGACAGAAATATTAATATTGCCAATATAACGATTAACATCTATTACTAGTCAACAAATTAAATACATCCCTGATCTTATACAGAATCTTAAACAAGTCGTCCTTAGTTTGTACCTGTTTTGAGTCTACAATTTCAAATTCCACCTGATACGTACATATATCCTCGGCGTCCATGTCGGTGATGTCGCCGGTACATGTGGTTATATCGATGGATAGATTTTTACGAACGTACGACAGTCTCGCTTTATTTCTTTTCTTGTCCATTTCACGTTCGATTTCTTCGGTAACCGGGACCTCCTTTGCCACACTTACACGCAGATCATACGGAGCTGAATCAATAGCCTTAAAATCCTTCTTAAACACGCGCTCCTTTCGGATGATAGTTTCATCTCCGGTATTCTCGTCTACTGTAATTCGCATATTATCACGTTCCCTGTAAAAGACTTCTTCGTGGGTTTGAATAACCTGTTCCCATCCGTCATATTTTTGAAATCCTTTTAGTAGTTTAACGTGAGTATCTCTACCCAAGTTAGTGTCAAAAAAGGTTCCATTGAACTTTCCTAATCGTATCTCGACTTCAATGTGATCGTCGTCACGGATCTTTTCAAACTCGGGATAAATATCGTCACAAAGTTTATGAACGTTCATAGTATCAATATTAAAATGTTCTAAATCTCTAAGCTACTTAGGTTCATT